TTGACCTGTTTGACCTTCTTGCGAAGCGGCTATAGCTGTTGCTGTAGTGCTTTTGAGTACATCTGGGTCAAGACCTTGCGCCATTTTCGAAACGCCAGTTTTGTTGTCTACAAGCTGATCAAAATACTGCAATGCAGGTAGCGTAGAACCTGCCGTAAACGGCACAACCATTTCACGGATTGCATTGGGATTTGTAACTCTTACAATTCTGCCGATTTCGTTGTTTAACAAATCGTCTATTGCGGCTTGTCCTTCTACAACTTGTAAGCCGGGATTGTTTGTTAATGCAACATTATCAAGCACACCACGCAACATAGCGGTTGCAGCATCTTGGTCATGTATAACTAAATCAACCAACGATGTACCAAAAAATGTATGGCTTTCTGGGTCACATTCAAAAACAGCATATGGTGCGTAATCTGCTTCAGTATAATCAAGCAATTTATATAAACCACCTGCACAGGTAAATTGATATAGTCTTGGCATACCAGTGCCTTCAATATCAAGCTCCATATAAGCAATTGTTAATGTGATTTTTTTTGACGATGCTGTGATATTTTCATTATCGTCGTGATCAACAGCGTAGCCCCTTCGCTCAAATTCAGTCTCATCATCTACGCTTCCGTAGTCATCGCCTTCCATACCACGAAGGTCTTCTAAATCAAAACCCATCGCCAACAAATCAGAAACACGCTTTTCGCTTGTATGCCCACAAATGTAATAGTCATCTATGCTTCTGGCATTTCTATCTATAAAAAAATCTTCTGGTGGCAAACTTTCTATACACAAATCACCCATAGATTGCATTCGTGATATTTTGACATCGTGTATTGTTTCAACAACACCCATGCCTTCCTCTACCATTCCAGTAGTTGTTTCTTCGTGTTCTATTACCTCTACGTCATCATCTTCAACAATGAGCGCAAACTCTTCGTCATTAAGGCCAGTATATGTATGTATTTCTGGTCGCATTTGCTCATTATAGTAAACGTATGCAATTCCTGTTTTCTTAACCATCGCATCTTGAAAGACATCGTTTAAAATACGATAGCCATTGTGCTGATGAAACTTATAAGAAATATAAGATGTTGCTTGTTCTGCAGCTCTTACATCTTCTGGTCCTCTTGGCACAAACTCAACAGGTTTTTCGTTATTTAAAAATATTCGTTGTATAGATGGTTTTAATCCGCGCACAACTTCACGGCATTTAGTAGCAACAACTCCACTTCGACCTTCTTCGTGACCTATGTCCACCTCTGCATCAAAGTATCTTTGTGCTTTGACACGCTGTGGCTCTATCTCGTCATCTATAAAATCTACTGCATCTTGAATTGCCTTAGAAACTATACTTTCAATCTGCGTTTGGTCTAGTTTTTCTAATTTCATTAGTATATCCCACCAAATTCAAGTAAACCCATACCTTTGCGATCTTCGCTCATAGTATTGCTCATAATTTCATCTACGCCACCTGTTGCAAATGTAGCACCACCCAAGGTAGCACCTCTTGCAACTCTGTATCGGTTTTTCGCAAACCAATCGACTAATTTTTGCGCTCCGCTTTCATCTATTATGGCTCGTCTTACGAGGTCTGGGTCTTCTGAAACAAGTATTTGTGCTATTTTTAGATTTTCGTCGTCTGTTAAATCTCGGCTAAATTTATTTGCAAATTTACTTACCGATCTAAAATAACTTTCTGGATTACCTGCCAATATTCCTAGAAAATCACCTGCGGTTATATTTGAATTTTGCGCTGCTTTAGACATTATAACTTCACCTGTTATGGTTGCGTTAAGTATTTTATTTGCAACATATTCGCTATCGTCTGCAAGCTGTAACTGTTTTAAAATCCTATTATACTCGTCATCGTCAGGTAATAACTGACGCAATAACATACCTTCTTGTAAACTATCATCGCCAAGTTTTCTAACCAGACTTTTCTGTCTGCCTTTTGTTAATCCTGTTTGTATTGCACCTAAAAAGCCCATTTTAAAAGCATCAAGTGCCTCTGGTGTATTAAATTTTTTGTCTAAATCCATCATCGTGCGATAAAAATCGCCTTTTGATAAAGCATCTTCACCTGCTTTATATGCCTCTGCATTTGTAATTTTTGCTTGTGCCATTTTTCTAGCATCAGCTAGTTTTGGAAAAGCAGTATCTAGTTTAGACTTAAGTCGCTTTGCCAAATCACCAGTTGCACTTGCTACAGTACCTTTTTTATCAGTTGCTAATTTTACGCCTCTGTCTCTTATAACTTTGTAAACTTCTTCAGCTTCTTGTACTGTTGGCCGTCTTAAAAATTTAATCCCATCGTCACCAACGCTATACAAAGGCTTACGCATTTTTAAACTTTGAAGCTCATTTAATGCCTCACCAAATTGCGGATTACGCTCTAATATTTTAGATAAATCGTCAAATGTTGCTTGATCAAGCATTTTGTTTTTAAATGGTTTGTACTCTTTGCTTATTGCTTTTTGTAATTGTTCTTCATCGTCCAGATACTTTTGAACTGCAGGAAACTGTGGGTCTCGGCTATTCAATCCTTGTCCAAGTTCATCGGCGGCGGCAGAACGTTGTAATTTTGGCCTTGTTTCTGCAAATTCTTGTACCACATCTGTTGCAGGACCTGTTTTCATTGCTTTAAGAGCCGCAGCTAAAGTTTTGTTTTCAGCTATTAGTCTCCCATTCATTAAATCTTCTAAAACTTCGTCGGCTGTTTTACCAGTTTGCTGAACTAATCTTTGTATTTCATTTTCTACAACACTGGGTCCTCTACGACCAACAACTCTACGACTTGCGTCTGCCAGATTTTTTAATGCACCAAAAGTGAAATCGGCGGCTTTACCACCTACAACACCACCTATACCACCAGTTACAGCACCTTTACCTGCACTATCTACACGCTCACCAAATCCACCTTCACCAGTACCAAAACCGTATGCCGCACCTTCTGCCGCCCCAATACCTAGAACTCTTGCCCATGTTGGTAATGTTGCGGCTGTAGAAGTTCCACCAGTAAATGGTGATAACAATAAAGAAATAGCGGTAGGTGCCATAGCACCGCCTGCTTCATAACCTAAAGAACTCATTGGGTAAGCTTCTTTATATCTAGCTAATTTTTCTCGCACTTCGTTAAGCACTTCTTCGTATGGTCTACCTGATGCTAAAGAAACTGCTCTTGCCTCTAGCTCATCTGCAAATCCCAATGTTAAACCTTGCGCGGCGGCTCTTGTTCTCTCTTTTGGTACGTTGAAGCCTGCGGCTGCCATTGCTGCGTTACTATTTCCCATAATTATTTAACCTCGTGACATTGCTTCAATATATTCTTCGCGCTGAGTTTTTGTCATATTGTTGATCCAATGGTTTCGCCAATCTTCGTCTGTAGCAAATTGAGCAGCAAAGTTTTTCCACTCAATATCGTTTGGAAATTGACTAGGTGTTGGTTTTGGTGGTATCACATTTCGTTGTATATCTTTATTAATTTCTGGAATTTCGCCTTCGTAACCTTTATCAATAATTATCTGGTCTATAGGCAAACCTTGCTCGTTTGCAAGTTTTGTATACTGTTCTGTTACCTTGCCAAATTGAGTTTCTGCTTGTCTATATAAGCGCACTGAGCGATCAACAAAATCTGCTCTTTGCTCTTCTGTCAGTGTAGTACCCATAACCATTTTATTGTAAATTGCTCTAAATCTTTGAGGAACATTTCCAGTATCTCTAGCAGTTGCATATTCGCCTTCACGAACTGTCGAGCCGGGATCAAGTAGCTTCATAAAGTTAAAAATAAGCGCCATATCACCTGCGCCAGTACTATCTTCGGCAGATGCTATAATTCTTGCAAAAGCTGCCGACTGTTTGGCAAATTCTTTTGTTTCTGGTGTATTAATATACTCTTTTCGTAAGGCATTTGTTGCATCAAAAATATCTTTTTTGCTCAGTGTACCGTCTTTTTTATCTTTAAGGTACTGCATATAAATAGTCTGCGCATCAGCACCATTTCGTATAGCCGCAGCATATGGTGCGCCACCTTCTAAATTATCAAGCATAGCCGCTGTTTGATTGCCTTGCCTTTGCTTTTGAGTTTTTGCTCCTTGGCTTCTTATGACCTCACCCATTCTGGCTTCTGGTAAAATAAGTGGGTCAAGAGCCTGTGCAAAGTTTTGAAACATAGATAAACCGCTTTGGTTACCCATGTTTGCAAGCATATTTAACAAACCACCTTGCTCGTCACCTCTTGAAGTTGCCCTTGTATTTGGTGCTTGATCTTGCTGTTGCGGTTGTCTACCAAGCATTTTAAATAAATAGTTTTGCGTTTCTGCAAACGGTGGCACACCGCCAAATTTGTCAACATTTCCCGGCCCTGCATTGTAAGCTGCTAATGCCAATTCCATATTGCCGTTATACTTATCTAACATTTTTTTAAGGTATTTTGCGCCACCTTCTAAATTTTGTATTATATCGTTTGGGTTAGAAACGCCCATGTCACGCGCTGTGGCAGGCATTAGCTGAGTTAAACCAGTTGCACCTTTTGGCGATACAGCATTTGGATTGAACCCACTTTCTGTATTTATTAAGCGAAGAAAAATTTCTGGCGGCAAATTGTAAGTCGCAGCCATGCGCTTTGCCATTTCTTCAATATCAAATCGGTTCATAATACTTACCTCGGTTGCATCATTGCCGCTGTTTGTAAATAATTAAATAAGCCGGGCTGAAAGCTTGTGCTTTGACCTTTCATATCAGGCTGACCTGTTAACGTTTGCAATAATGTATTTAATGCCATTTGCGGTTGACCTGTGAAACCTTGATATTGCTTTGCACCTGCATTTGCTAAATTTTGCATTAATGCTTGCTGAAGTGCGCCTTGTTGCATTTGTTGGTTTTGAATTGATTGACCATAATTGAAAGATTGCTGACCTGCATTTTGTAAACCTTGCGCTCTATTAAATGCGTTACTCATTGCTTGGTTATAACCTTGCTGATTTAATGCTCCTACTTTATCAAGTGCTTGCTGATTAAAGCCTTTTAGTGCCTCGGCTTCTGCAATTGCTTGCCTAGAACCACCAAAAGCACCTACTCCTTGCGCTTGCGAGCCAATTTGATTTAATCCCATTTGTGCCGCAGTACCAACGTCACGAATTGTCGTATCTACAACTTGCTGTTGGTATGGGTTCATCATATTTGCGGCTGCTGCCGCAGGATTTGCATAAGTTGCCAAAGCTCCTTGTTGGGCAGCGGCGGCTTGACTGTATGGGTTTGAAGCCGCTTGTACCATGTTGGGATTTGCTCCACCTGCCATATTACTTTCCTCTTCTGCCTTGCCCTTGCATTTCTAGTGCAACAGGTTGTTTATCGGAAACTCTACTACCCATTTCACCAGTAATAGGGTCTATTGAAAAACTGTCTATGTAGTCAACTTGTGCGGGTCGTCTATTTGTCAATGCTGCAACGTTTGCATCAAAAACGTCTCCTGACGAATAACCAGTAACTCCACCCATTGTTTGCGTTGGCGGCAAATAAGATTGTCCACCAGTTGTTGGCATATTGAAAGCGTTAGCCATAACGTCAGTACCTTCAAAAGATGCTGTTTGCATTGGTGAAAATCCTGCAACGTCTATTCCGTACATTGGCGTGTAACCTGTTGCCGCGGCATCTGTACCAACACCAACTGTTTGTTGTGCCAATGTTTCTGCAAACGCAGGCATATTTGCTTTTTGATCTGTTCTACCGCCTTTTGCCATTATTCAATCTCCTTTTGGAAATTTGCGTACATTAATTTCCAACCCTCTGGTATAAGTGGTTTTTTCCACCCAATTCGCCCTGATATTATAGCTGCTTCACAGCCATGAGACTTTGCCCAATCTCTAACATCGTCATTCATGTCAAGTATTTGATCCAATTCGCCACCTGCTAAAAAAATATTCAGCACTTTCTTTCTAGGGTATAGCACAATTTCCGTAACAATACACCCCCTAGCGCTAGGCCATAGCTGCATTCTACTTTCCATGATCCCATCTACTATATCTTCCCACATATGAGTGCCGCCAGTATACACCAAAGCCGCCTCTATCCATGGGCGGCATCTTTCTAGTTCATTTAGCTCTAATGTATCTTTTGCCATTTAATATGTAGACAATGCTACCCTTTTCCAAATTGCTGTTGACCCATCATGCGAGGCCGTACAAATATAAATATAGTTGGTGTCCCATGCTATCATACCTGCCACATCACCTGCCGAACCAGTACTATTACTAGGTGTTGCTTGTTTCATGGCAACTTGCCTAAATGCACCATCTGAAGAAACTACGGGATAGTTCTTTTCATCATCCCACAAAAAAATGCCATTGTCGGCAGGAACATCACCAGAAGATTTAAAAAACAATTTACCTAAGTTTCGGCTTAGAAAAAGGTTAAGCTCTCTGCCCCACTGCCGAATATCTGTGCCTATAACTGGAGGTGTAACTGGCATTAACGTCTACCTCCTGCTTTTGTTTCTAATCGCATTGTTCCTACACGCCAATTTGTTGCTTGGTCGCCTTCTACTCGCATCCGCATTTGCCTACCAGTAAAACGCAATGCAGTAGGGTTGCTTGGATTAAAAGGTCCATGAGTTGTTTCGGTATCGTTGGGATAAAATCTTGTTTTAAATTTTAAATCTACGTCACCTTGAGTTTTTTCGTCAGGTATTACTTCAGTAACTTTTGCGACCGCATCACCATTGCCAATAGATATTGGCCCTGTTTCACAAAAAATTGCACCATTTTCATAATTTAAACCGTTCTCATGGTTATAAACTTGAACTGGTTCTATAACAGAAATATTCCATCCCATCCCGTTATGGTGTGAACAGTAATAGAACAAATTAGACGGTGTACTATCTGTAACTGTTATTTCGACATAACTGCCTGCGCTTCCTGCCGAACCCGTAGAAAC